CCTTGTGTTGGTACAGAAATTACTGCTTGTTTTGACGTGAACGGATCATGGCCAAGATGTCTTGGGCATTGCCGCTTGGCTTGGCTGCTGACACAGGTGCGGCAGCAGGTGCTGGCTCCTCGTCAAATGAATCGTCTGCTACAGGTGCTGCCAGAGCGGCAACCTTCAGTGCTGGTTTGGCAGCAGGTGCTGGGGTGTCTTCGGCATCACCGGCAGCAGCGCCAGGTGCTTGTACACCAGCAGGACGGAAGTATTGCCCCCAACGCTCAGTGTCGTATGGCTGTCCATCTACTGATGCTTCAAACATCTCTTTAATTACTTTGAGTTCAACATCGCCGGGACGCTTGGGCAAGTATGTGCTCAAATCATACAAGCCGTGTTTTTCAATGGCTGCTTGTTCAGCTTCTGTTAGTGCAGACTCTTTACGTGCCCACTTTGAACCATTGTAGTCAGCAAACCCACCTTTGGCTCCTTTGCTGACACGGAAGTCCAAGCCACGCATGAAGTCAGTTGGCAATTCTTCCAGTTCAGGGTCCATCAACGCACCTTTGATGGTGGTAAAGATCTGAGGACCGATGATGAATCGACGGATTGGGTTTTCTGGTGACTTGTCGTCAGCCAAGGGATTCTCACGCACAAAGCCTTGGAAGATGTATGAACGTTTTTTCCAGTACTTGCGACCCATGTCTTCAAGGCTCTTGTCCTTGAACCAAGTACGTACTTCTGCCAAAATAGGACAAGCGTCGCCCCACATTTCAACACAGGGTACTTGTACCATAACCTGCTTGCTCTCCATCTCTCCTTTGATGCCGTTGAACGGCAAACGAATCATTGCTCGTTCTTGCCAGAAGAATGTGTTTTTTGTATTAGCGTCGGGGAGGAAGCGTAATGTGGCTGCTTGGCCTTCTTCCATATTCCAATGCGGATAAATTGAATTGTCTCCGCCGGCGGATTGCCCACCTTGTTTTGATTCCGCTGCCTGTAGTTTTGCTCTGATTTCTGCTAAAGATGCCATAGTATGTTTCTCCTTAAAAAAGTTGCCTATGTATATGCCAATCTAAAAATTAGATGTTAGTTGCCTGTGACGTCAACATAATGTTGCATACAACGTAAGTATATGCTTCTTTTGTGCTTTCGTCAAGTGTATTTATGTCATTTACGCAAATGCGGCATATTTTCTTGAAAGTGTTTGCTCATTTGCCATTGAGCATCAGTTATCTGGAGATGCTGTGCCTCCAACCATTCTCTTCCAAGTGCCCAATCTGCCAAACTAGAATGTCGAAAACGATAGTCGCCAGTGCATTCTAACGCAAACGTATGACTCCAGCCCACTGGCTTTAACGGCAATGGTGTATCGGATAGATAGCGCCGGTACACTTCAATCAATTCAAATTCACTCATGACCATTTTTTTGCAGTCAATATCCATGGCCACTATCTGTTCGCTTTCCAGCAGGTCTAAATGCAATTGAGTAAAGTTTTGATTGTGATACTGTTCTACTGTGTTTCTCAACTGAGTCAACAACTTTCGATCAAGTTGTCTAAATGGTACTGCGCTGGCACAGGCTGGAAAATCTTCATGTAAGATTTGATCGTGTTTACTGTTCAACATGTACTGAACATACATTCGATTACCCAGTGTGATTGGATCTGTCTCAAGCGCATACAGATGATCTATTTTGACTGGCACAGTATCAAACTCTAATGTTTGTTCAAAGATGATGTCTGCATCCACCATCAGCCACGAATCGCCAGGTAGGTATTGATCAAGATTGAGTTTGACCAACTGCTGGCGCCACCATCCCACTTTACACTTGTCAATCAGTGGTACATCATCCACACGGTGGTATACCAAATTATCAAACTGCCAGTATTGCTGACCTAGATAAGTTTGTATGTCTTCAAAGAAATTTGGCCAAGGATCAACTTCATGTGCATGATTGGTATCTACTATGACATGAATGGGCTTTACTGGAAAGTGCTGCACTATGGATTTGATACACAGCGCAGTTTGGAACGCATAACCAGGCCAAGTGGTTATGGCATAACAATCAAAATTCATCTAGTATATATTACTTGATCAATGCTAGTGTTTTTATTCTTGCCAACCATGCGTCATGATCATGTTCTTCCATCATGGGAGCAACTGATCCTGCTACTGTGCCCATTTCATACATGCCACATTCGGCTAGGCCGTGTTCTGGACAGTATTCACCTTCCATGGTTGTGTTGCATGAACTTTCTATCATGCTTGATCCACCATCGGTGGCTGCCTGGCCTAATGCGCTGCCAATTGCTCCGCCTACTGGACCAGCTACTGCACTACCTAATGCACTACCTGCAACTGCACCAAGCACACCTTCACCTACTCCATGATTAGTTTCGTCCAACCCTGGATTGGTTTGGTAGTGGTTGTATGCACTTGCTACATCACTTATAAAGTCCTCGTCATGCGAAATTAAATTGCGAGCAGCTTTTGGTGTCATACCAATAGCAATCAGTTCATGATATACTGCACTGTAAAAATCATTGCTGGATTTGTCTGTTGTCATTCCAGGTTTTTCACGGGCCAAAATCTTAGCAACTTTTTCATAGGTGTATTCAGAGTTTTCGTGGATACGACTTTCAGCCACTGGCACACCAGCATATTTTAGCATGGTGTTTAGTTCTGTGTTTTCTGCCACAGCTTGTTGTGTTGGGATACCAATTGTAAATGCGCCGCCTACAGGTTGATCAAATCTCCAACCTTTTTGTCTAAATGTATTATAGTATGGATTGATTGCTTTGGTAATATTTTGCATTGTTGCACCGTCATTACCAGTTGGAACTATATATCCACGTGATGGTGGATATGTACGGTCGTCAGGATCTGGGTTTATTACTATTTTAACAGTTCCGTCTTGATTTGGAAAATCTTTTACAGTTGCACCGGTTGCTTGTTGCAATGCCTGCACAATTTGTTGAGCATACTGTTGAGTTGCTTTGGGATCTACTCCAGCAGCCGGAATTGCTTCTGCCACAGCCTGGTCAGGAGCAGTGCCCGGTGCTTGTTGGCCAGCGGCAGGGGGTGCCACTGGCTGTTGTTGAGCAGCAGCAGGAGTGGTGTTCATTTGAATACCAAGTTGTTGCAATCTGGCCTGCACATCAGTGTCATCCCAACAGTTAGCACGAGGATCTTGGTCCGCCAAGTTATTGAGGATGTCAAACAATTGATCATCGCCTATCACATCATACAGTTGTTCTTTGGCATTGGTAGCATCAGGACCAACAATGAGTTCTTGACTCATTAGTGTGTCTAGTTTGGCTTGTGCTTCTGGAGTGTCTGGCAAAGCCCAGGTGCCTTCCATTACATTGTTAACCCAATCTTCAAAAATTTGTGCTTCTTTCATGGTGTTTGTTTCCTGTTGTATTCTTGCTAACATAGGCAAGGCTTGTTCTATTCTAGGGTCAATGCGAGTTTCCACAAATAGATTTTTTAAATCTTCGACTACCAATTCTGAATCAGAGATATCAGCAGGAGACCAAGATTCAAAATATTGATTGTATCCGTGTGATGAGGATAGTGTTTTGAGATTACGCTGTAGGTTAGTGTAATACATGTTGGTTTCAGTCACAAGCTCGCCAGCAACACCTTCAAATACTTTTTTCTGGTTGGCTCTACGAAACTGTGACAGCACATTCAGTTGTTCAACTATTTGTGAAATGTGTTGACCACGAATGTCATAAGGATTGCCGCCTTGTTTCACATGTTCAACCATGGCTCTACCACCTGCCAGCTTTTTAAATGGCAGTTTGAATCGCTCACCGTCGGCTGTTTCAATAAACAAACTTTCTACATAACGGAAACGAGCATCGTTTTCTTCAAGATTGCGATTGTGTTTGATCATCAGTCTGGCTTGTGTTGGCTCTCCGGCATAGCTGATTTTCTTGTTGCCATAGTAGCTTTCAAACAATCCTTCTTTGATTGCTGCCATGCCAGCCATGGTGTATTTGAGTCTGTTTATATTGTCCAGTTTAAACCCGCCACGTATTTTGCTGTTGCGCACAGCAAATGATTTTAGTTGTTCTAAAAATTGGTACCATTCGGTTTTGTCTTCTGCGTCCATTCCGCGGCCAAGATTGTCACCGTAAAACACTGTCATCCCGTTGTCACTGCTCAACAAGATCACAACTGTGCCGTAGTTCTTGCCAGACTGCGCTACCCAGTTAAACGTAAACATGTCAGCGGCGCTGGGATCAGGTGCACCAGTTGCATCCACAGGCGGTTTGCCGGTGTTTATATCCAGAGATTCTGGATTAAAGTTACGAGTGATCAAAAGATCGTTAAGCGCCTGAGACGGTGATGAAGTTACCATAGTGTTATATTTATGTCAATGAAGCACAGATATGAAAGGCATGGGCTCAATTATTGTGTCTCCGTGATCCCTCAACTGCGTTTCTACGTCTGAATAATAGCTCTGTAAAACAGTCATCATACGCACTGCCAATATGCTGGCCATTATAAGATCGTCTGTTTCGCCAATTTTTGCAGCATATCCCAGTCCTGATGCCACAAATGTTTTTAATTCACTTATTAAACTTCTAGAATTAACAGTCATACGCCCTGATTCTATTAGATTTTTCAATTTAGAACAGGCACTCAGTTTGGTTTTGTTGGTGGTATTGAACCCTTTTCTAAAGCGTCTAGAAGTTGAGCTTGCAGTGTCGCTTAAAAAATATCCCGGAATGTTTTCTTCACCGTATTCAGCAATGCTGATTAGTGCAGCTTCACCAATGGTGTTGTTCTCCACTGAGTAGTAGATGCTTTTGTCATCTTGAACTGTTTCATGCAGATGTTTTATGATATCGGCTAGTATGCGTATTTGTTCAGGTATGGGAGTGAGATTGTGTCGCCATTCTCCCACTTGCCGAGTGGTGTTGGCTTCAAAAATTTGTATGGCAGCCGGATCGCCACCGGTGCCCAAGCTGGGATCCAATGCCACCACATACACTTGATCTTTGCGTATGGGTTCATACCACCGCACCTGTCCAGTTTTGTATGTGGGTTCTTTGCCAGTTAAATCCAACAGCTTGATTGGAGCAATTAGTGTTTCGTCATTGATAATGAATTCGCAACCCATTTCTCTGCGAAAACGATCTTCGCCTAATGCTGCCCGTGATTGTATTGCCCAAGTTTCATCTCGGTCTGGATGTTCGTTCCAGTAGCTGCGAAATGCTCTGAATCCATTGATGCCTAGTTCTGTAGCATTGCCATGATCATCTTCGCACTTGTTGGCGCCTTTCCACAAGAACGCAAACTGATCTTCGTCTGAGTTAGGAGTTGATGTAATAATTGCTTTACCACCAGTGGCCAGTGTGGGTGAAATAGAAGTCCAAAACTCTTTGGCAATGGTGGGTCGCACATACGCAAACTCGTCAGCGTACAGCAAGGATATTGACATACCCCGGCCGGTTGTTTCTGTTGTGGTTGCAGAAACTATGCGTGATCCATTTTCAAAGTCAATTGACCCTTTGTTATAGCTGGTTACACCAGCGCGAATAAAATCAGGACACAGTTCATATGCGTATCTAATACGTTGCATGATCTCTTGTGCGCCTGTGTACTTGTGTGCAGCAACTAGAATGGTCGAGTCCGGCACAAACATAGCATACCACAGCAAGTATCCAGCAGCTGATGTAGACTTACCAGTCTGTCTAGGCATCATTGATATGGAAAACCGATAGTTGTGATATGTGTTGATCAGACGTTTCTGATATTCAAACGGATGATACACCATTTTTCCCTGTGTGGGATGTTGAATGTAGAAAAAATGGTCCATGAAATACGCAGGTCCAGTAACTGGATCTGCGCAGGCTAGAAAATGTTCCAGTTCCTGATCACTGAATATTTGTTGACGGTGCGGCGATTTAACTAATACGCCTTCTAATGACTTGGCCATGATCTATTTAACGGTTAATTCGTTCGGCAATATAATCTGCAGCCACAGAGTGAAATTTTGGACCAGCATGATGGCCGCATCGAGACCAATCAACTGGTTGCAATTTGTCCCAATTTTCTTTGCTTATTTCGGCCATTGAAAATTTATAGTAAGGCACTTTGTTTTTTTCACATACCCATTGCATGGCGTTGGTATTTTTTTCCTGATTCAAGTTGTAGTTTTCTTCATGAGCATACCATGCGTTTATTGTGGCTTTTATATCAGCAGAACTAACAGGTGCATGTGGAGAACTGACAGCCTGCCATTGATTGTCTACATATACTTCAAACCCGGCTTTTTCGCCGCCAAGTTGGATGACCATTGTTACGTTCAACTGGGAAATGTAATTTTTTAAAACTCGATACATGGTATCCAGACACCCAGTGCCAGTTGCTAGATTCCAAATTGGTACATTTATTTTTTTACTCAATTGTTCGGACCATGTTTGAGACTGATGCAATCCTACTCCCACTGTGGGACTACTGCCCAATATTATAATTCTTTCGGACTGATCAAAATCATCTGTGCGGAATCCGCCACTGTTGAATCTATATTCTATCACACTGTTGTTTGACCAACCAGACTGTGTCCAAGTTGGATAAAATGCCGGATCGTTGAGTAATCTTTGAGTCTTGGGACGATCAGTTCCAACCCAATTTAAAGTTAAATTGGCATACTGAGAATAATTGTGTAGGCAATGCTCCATCAACAAATTATTCAGCTCGCCCGCACTTTTGTCGTTTGGCGTTGGTGAGTGCGCCAAAGTCCACTGGCCATTCTGTGCCAGGTGCAATTTCCTTGGCAGCGGGCGGTAAGGCAAATCTTACTCCAGCATACTCTTGTATCTGCGCAACAGGAGCACGAAACTTGGTCAAGTCGTTGCCCAAGTTAACATAAGGTTTGACATGTGGAAAAATCCAGCCGGCCACTTGCCCTGTGGCCTGATTAATCACCAGCTTGTAGTAGCCATGTGGCACCACAACACCGTTGCCAATTGTAGGGTCATTTGCATTGTACATGGCACCTACAAAGATTGTGTATGGCTGGTTCAGTTGCACAGCCCAACCACGCACTGCGGTTTCTAACAGTTTCCAAATACCACGGTTGAGACTTCCATGTTGTGGATACATATTGGTCATTAGGAATGATTCGTACTCTACTTGTTGGCTCCATGATAAGTCGCCATCAGGAGCAGCATGCCCTTTGTCGTAGCCTGTGCCTGCATAGTCGTCTGGTCTTGCACCACCTGGCACTGATTGATCAGCAACAAATGCGTTTGTTCGTGGAAAGCAGCCTAGTGCGTTTTGTGGCTGTAGAGTGTAAGCGACATAAACAGGAATCTTTGCAGGTGCATCATAGGCCACTAGATATGCTTCTCTGCAGATGGCATGTGCTAGGCGGGCTGTTTGTGCCCATCCCCAAGGTGAGTGTATCTGACAGGCTTGTGCAGGTAGCGGAGCACGTTGGTCCCAGGCTTGAGACGACATGCTGACCACAATCAGCAGTATAGCTAATATTTTTTTCATTGTTGACCTTGTAGTAATGTACGGCTATTTACCGTGGGTAGCCAGCAAATGCTTTTACAGGGCTTGTTTTGTCCACAAAGTCAGGCTCTGTACTAGTGGGTGTAGATACCATTTTCTTGCCACCAGGTGTGTTGGTCATTGCCAATGCTCGGTCAATTACTTGAGCAACACTTGCAGCCATGCCTTCAATCACACCGTGTTCGCCAAATGCGGTTTCGGCACTCCAAGGAGGTATATTGTCAGTGATACCGTCGGTGCCGGCGTCGCTTCTGGCACGGGCCAGAGCCACACCAAATCTATAACTGCGATAGGGATCAGCTGCACTCAGCCCTGGAATCACATAAGTGTAACGCATGGGATCTGCATACTCGGGTGGCAAGTTGGCTTGCTCGGTAATAAACTCTCGAGCTCTCATCTTGGATATCCCGAAAATCCTTTTACAGGACTGACTTTATGAGTATCCGGTGTTTCTAAGCTGCGATGATCACTTATAGTGTGAATGTGCTCTGACCCAATAGTCTTCATGGCACCATGTACCATGTTGTCTTCTTCTTTGGTATAAGGATGAGCTGTGTTGTATTTTTCAACCCAGCTGGCTGGATCCATTTGGTCTCTTGGTATGGCTTTTGGACTTTTTCCATCATGCATGGCCATGGCCATCATCATACGATTCATGTGATTGCTACGATCGTAACCGCCATTGTCACGCATGGTATGAGCACCTGGCATAGCATTGTCTGCGCCGCCGGGTATTTTACCTTTGCGATCTTCAGTGACGAATTCTTGTGCTCGCATGTTATCTGCCGTTTGAACCAGCTGTGGCTGACGTTGCTGCGCCAATTGCTGTGGCAGTAAAGCCTGTACCTGTAATGATGTTGAGATAATTGCCCACACCCACATAATACTGTTGAACACTATTGCCTGGAATCACTATTGCATTTGCATAGATGTTACCAGTTGCAGTGCTCATACTTGCGTTTGCTGGAACTCCATTTGCTTGAACATAAGTTAATTGCACTGCGGAAACTTGAAAAGTCACATTGGCAGTGGTAGTGGCAATTTCAACTTTGTCAGTAGTCCAGGCCACGTTTGATACTGCATTGACAACTTGAATAGCCATTATGTTAGTCCTTTGTTAAGATCTGTCACGCCCACAGGGCGAAACAAATTTGTAGTTTGTGTGATCACACCAGGTATCATGGCTGGTTGATTACGTACCTCTGAAGGTGTGGGTGCTGGCGGATGACGTTCCGCCAGTCGTTTCATTGTGTCAGTATAGTTGTTGTACTGTTGTGTCATTTTAGATATTAAACTTAGAAAATTCTTTCATCAAACTTTCTTCAATTTTTTCTTCTTCTTTTTCTTTTTTGTCGTCAACAGCTTTGGCCATTGGCTCTTTTTTGTCGTTATCTTTATCCATGTCTAGGAAGTCTGGCTTTTTGGCTTCTTGAATGCCAGCAATGTTACGCATGCGGCTCAACATCTGTTCAAAACTTTCTGTAACAGATTCGTCGCACTCGCATGGATCGCAATCGCAAGCTGAACATGTTTTGTCTTCGTCAAGCTCTTCAGTTTCTTGAGATTCTTCAACTTCTTCAGGCGATGGCTCTTCCATTTCTTCAGTATCTTCCTTCATGGTACGTTCCCATGGCTTGAGATTGTCTTGCTGAATACCAGCCATTTCCATCATTCTACGAAGTTCTTCGTCACCCATTCTGCTGTCTTGATTGGCAATCACAGGCACAGTAGTTTGACCAGTTGATTTTGGACCGTTCAAGCCACCGGAGTATTGCATTGCATCAGCACTGCCAGTTTGATCAGTTGGATAGTCTGGATTGTTTTCATCTACTGCTTCCTGCACATCACCGCAACCACAGTCACTCATACCGCAGGTTTCGCAAGGCTCTTCGCTGTGCCCCATTTCATGACCCATTTCTTGTCCCATTGGCTCGCCGCCGCCTAGACCTGCTGATTTCAGCATCACAGCTAATTTTATAGCATCTTCGTCTGTAGCAGTAATGGTCAAACTCTTACCGCCTTCAGTTGAGTCACTCATGTTCACGCTCATTGATTCGGCAATCATGTTTTCTAATTCACGATTGATTGAGTCATAGATGCCTTTGCCATATGAGAAGCCACTTGAAGCTGTGGGAGTGTCAGCGCCGCCTTGCTCTTTTACTTTCTTGGGCTTGTCTTCTTTCTTGTCTTTCTTCTCGTCGTACTCAATATCTTTGGCAACTTTCTTGCCGGCCTTTTCGGCCTTGTCATCTTCAGAGCCACGCTTTTTGCCATGGATACCATCTTTCTTCTTTTCGTCGTACTCAATGTCTTTGGTAACTTTTCGGCCGGCTCGTTCAGCATGGTTGTCACGCTTGGTAGTTTTTTCTTCGCCTACTGCCATTTCTTCTTCGCCACCTTCTTGATTCTGCATGTAGTCGTCCACAGCAGTCATCATGCTTTCAATCTTGGCCAACTTGGATTGTACCCATTCTGGCAAGTTGTCGTTGTCGCCTAGGATCTTTTCCAGGGCCTGTGCATGGCGCACCACAGTCTTGATGCTGTCTTTGGCCATGTCGCCTTCTTGGTCGTATTCGCCTTTTTCTGCTGGATCAAAGTCATTTTCTTTGGTCATCAACTTGCTCTTGCCTGATGGTCCTTTGGCGCCCATCTTGCTGCCTGTACCAGCTGGTCTTCCGCGGCCGCGAGCTTGTGGTTGAGCATCAGACGCGTCATCGGCTCCCACTGAATGTCCTTGGTCATCCACTCTACGAGTTACTTTACGACCTGTAGCTGTATGTTCGATGTCGTGTTTGTGCCCACGATCAACTGTGCCAACTTTAGGAGCATCAATACGAGGACGCTTGTGTGCTGTGAATGCATTGTCGGCACTGCTTTCGTCAGCTGTTTGTTTCTTGACACCTTTGCGCAACATTTCAAAGTCAGTGGCATCAAGTTTGCCATTTTGATTGCGGTCTAGTTTTTTCTGGCCGCCACTTAATGCACCCTTGATAGCTTCAGCAGCTACATCACCTAGCATTTCGTCAACTTCTTTTTTGGCGCCGGCAATCTTGTCGGCAAAAGTAATTTTGTTTGCAGGAGGCGCAAGTTTGGCAAATGACTTTTGCTTAGGTGTCATTGACGCCCCGGCCTCTGGCAGATTGGGTTCTGCATGTGTACCTTGTGCGGCTTTTATACTGCCTTTGAGACTGGAGATTTGACTACGTAATGGCAAGCCTTTTCTTGGTCCTTTTTCTACAGGACTGCCGCTGCCGCCGCGCCCAAAGCCCTTGCGTAGTGGATCGTTGTGGTCAAATTCGCTACCGCCTATTTTGCGTTTTCTACCTTCATAGTCATCGGGTTTTGGATTATAATAGAGCTCATCGGCGTCAGGGCCGTAGGTGTAGTCTAGTGGTTCTACTGTGTACAATTTGTCTTTGTACTTTGGGTCACGGTATTTGGCAGCTTCGGTTGTTTTTTGTTCTGGCTTCTTGCCTGTTTGTGGCACACCCATCTTACGTTGCAGGTCACGCATCATTTCAGCATCGTCGCCGTGGCCTAATTTGTTTAACACAGCGCCGCCAACTTTCTTGGCCATACCGCCAACTTTCTTGGCCACATTGCCCATGCCTTCGTCGTATTTGTCGTATCTGTTGCGAACAGGATCTAATGCCTTGCCTTCGCGGCCGGCTTTGGCCAATGCTTGCATGCCTTCTTTGCCATACTTTTCATATCCTTTGGCAGCACGACTCATGCCTTCTTCTTCTAGCTGACCAGCTTTCTTCATCTTTTGGAATTGTGCACCGGCAATCCGTTCGCCTTTTTCACCGCCGCCAGCTTTCTTAGCAAGAGCTTTGAAACCTGTGGTAGCATTGTTATGCTTGCCCATGTCACGCTCATTTAGTGTTTGTGCTAACTCGCTCTTGGGTTTAGTAGCAGGTACTGAATTCTCTGCAAGAGTTTGTTTTTGACCTAGGTCGGCCAGTCGTTTGTTTAAGTCGTAAAAAAATGTCATTTTGATTATCCTCTTGGGTGGGCACCAGTAGCTGGTTTGGGTTGACGCTTGATGTTGGTCATAGGGCTCTTGTTGCCCTGGGGAATTTCATTGGTGGTCTTGGCAGGGGGAGTCTTCTGACCAGCAATAGTAAAATCACTACGGTAAGCATTTTTCAACACAGCATGGTCATATGGGCCAGTTGAATAGTCTTTCTTGAGTGCTCGTTGTTCAGCATCGGGAGCAGGATAGTCGGTGTTGGCCAACAGGTCTTTGTTCTGTGCTTCAATACTTGATATTTCGTTGCTGATGCTTTCATCATACTCACGAGTTTGCATGGCAATGCGGTTGGGATTGAATCCCAGTAGCTGTGCCAGCTGTTTGATCTGTGGTTCAATTGCAGGATATCGAAAATTAACATCAACAAATGTCATGCTTTCATTTTCTGCGCCAGGAAAATCTTTAATAAGTTTTTGCACTGGTGTGGTTTTTGGGCGTGACATATTGACAACATCAAATTGCGCCATTTTTTCTTCAAGATTTTTAACAAATCCTGTAGGCACATCACCTAAGATTTTGATCCTGTAGTTGTATGTGCGTTCGCTTTCTACTATGTACTGATGAAATGTTTTCATATGGATATCCTATGTGATATTTATTCTTTTTTACTGTTTGTTCTTCTATCACCAATGAGTCTTTCTAAGATTTCATTGCGATCTAACACATGACCTTGACCGGTATGAGTGGGTATACTGCCGTCTCCTGCTGTTTGATCAAGTCGAGCTTTTTTCAATTGCAGATCAATCATTTTTAATTTTTTGTTTAGCTTGGCAGTTTTGGCAGTAAGAGCATGTCCCAGCATGGCACCGGCCACAGCAAATATTTCAGCAGCAAAACGACTGTCTACATTGTAGCCCAAGTCCATCAAGTTATCAAAGCTGTCTGTGGCTTTTTGCGCCAGTGCATCCATTTCTTGGTCACTGGCTTCAAGACTTTTTACCATGGGCAAAGCTGCATCTATCTTGTCCATGGTTGAATTTACTTCGGCTATGTATGCTTGAGTTTGTTCAATAGTAGGCTGTTCAGACTGAACAGGATCGTCAGACGGAAGGTCAAACAGTTCTTCTAATTTACGCATACCGTATTTACTCAGAAAACAACCACAGTGGGCTATTTGCCGCCTTTGTGGAACATTTGATCTTCGGTTATTACTCTGAATACTAGCCCGTTCTTTTTGCACCAGGCCTGGGCTGCTGCCCATTTGGCATAGTTTATGGCCACAACAGCACGTTCTCGTGTGCTCATGTTGGATTCAATCACACTTTGTTTTTTGGGTTTGATTTCAATCAGCTCTGCTTTTACTTTGTTGTCTTTGGTTTTGTAGGTCATCAGGATGTCAGGTATGTACTGACTCATTTTGCCTGTAAGAGGATTTCTGTAGGGTATTGCAATGCTTTCACTGGCCCATTGCAAGACAAAATTGTTGTTATCGCAGAATCTGAAAAATGCATGTTCCCACCCTGACCGATATCTAGGCTGACCCTTGCCCACATATTTGTCTGGATTGGTGAGAGCGTATATGCCGTTTGCCCAGCGGCTCATGATAACACGTTTCTTGCAGTGTAGTAGTTGGAAGTAACTGACGCACCAAACCCCAACAAGGTGCTGGCGTTTCTCATGCTGTTGAGATAGTAACACAGGGTCTGTGTGAGAGTGATTGAGTCTTGGCCTTCCAACGATGCCAGCACAGTGAGTACGTTGGTTCTGGTTTCATTGGCAATTCTAAACAATGCCACTGTGAAATTACCGGCTGCTTGATCGGTTGTGAACACACTTTTGAGATAGCTGTACACAACATCATACTCTTCGGCATTTACAAACTGTTCGTATTCGTAAAAATTATCAAAAATTCTAACAGTAAGATCTGTGCCTGGATTAACAACATTGACTGTGCCGCCCATGGTTATCCTCCTGGCGATCTAGGAAATACAAAACCACCAGACCCACCCGGCTGCTGACGAACAGCAGCTGGTATGCTGTTTCTAATTGCACCTTTGAGTGCAATGTTGGCTTCTTCGTTGACCACACTCTTGAGATTCACACCTTTGAATGTGTTGACGGCTGTTCCACCTTTTTGTATTGCACCAATAATGCCGGCCACGCCACCACTTTGTAAATCTTCCACAATGCCCACACCTGCATCCAACAAGCCGCCTTGCCC